TTAAGTATTTTTCTTAAGATTGTTAAAGACTGAATTAACTTTAAAGTCAATCTTTTGGCGATGCTTTTCAAATGTTTCTGCATATATTTCCTCTGTAGTTTTAGTGGTTGCATGTCCTAATCTTTGAGCAATGTCATAAGTGCTTACGTCAGCACTTAGTAAAATTGCAACTTGAGAATGTCGAAGTGAGTGTATATGGTATCCTTCTCGTTTAATTTTTAATTCAGCCAAGTTATCTCGTAAAGTTCGATTTAAACTCTTTGAATTAGGGAAGCCATTCCGTGCTTTTGACCAAAAAACTTTTTCTGGATCATTTATCTTTAGTTCTTTGATTTTTTTCATTATAAAATCTGGAACTCCAATTGGACGAACAGAAGACTCATTTTTAGTTGGACCATATTCTTTTTGAGAATAAACCCAAGAACGGCGAACTTTAATAGTATTATCTTCAAAGTCTAAATCCTCCCATTTAAGCCCAGCCATTTCACTTTCTCTAAGTCCAGTGGTCAATCCTAGTAAAATCATATAGCTACCTGGAAAATTAGGATTAGCAGCGTTATAGAGATGATTTAGTAGTAATTTTATTTCATCATATTCAAGATAATCTACTTTTAAATCATGATCTTTATTAAATGCTAACTGGATATTCTCAGTAAAGTCTCTTGTAATAATTCCATCTTGAATTGCTGACTTAACGCAAGTGCGGATAGCTCTATGCAATTTTTTTACTGTATTTTTTGCATGATTTTTTCCAAATTCATTAATAACTTTCTGATATTTGGAGCGATTTATATTTTTGATTTTGGCAGCTCCTAATAACGTTCTTATTCTTTTTCCTTCAAGATTGTATTCAATAAGGGTATTAGGGGCAACATTGCCTTTCTTATAGGTTTTAACCCAATCATCATAATAATCTGCAAAAATAGGATTTTCAGTAACATCTATACCGTCATCTATTTCCACTGCAAGCTTATTATCCGTTTTTTCAGCTTCACGTTTCGTTTTAAAGCCCCGTCTGGTTAGATAGTGCCGTTTGCCATCAATATCATACCAAGAGCGTTTTACGTACCATTTCTTTAATTTTTTATCTTGATAAACTCCCATACTATTCCTTTTTCTTATCTTTTTTTCCTAGCATCTCGACTATTTTTTCAAAGTCTTCATCACAAATATCTTTCTCTTCTCCATAAGGATCGCAAGCATAAATTCCTAGTCTTCGAAGTTTTTCCCGATTGGTTAGCATTTTTGTCACCTCCTTTTAGAACACCAGTTCTATTGAACTGTAAAAATAAAACCAGCGTTAACTGGTCATATTTAATAAAATTTGTATTCGTTATAGTTAGTAAATCTAGAGTGACCTAAAGCTTTATTTCCGCCTGTATAAAAGGCAAGATAAATACCACGTTTTTGATCTTCAGGTTGGATATCCATCCCCGAAGTTGCCATAGAACGTAAAACTAAATTTGAAATAGAGTTACCAACTTTAGTTTTTGCTACATCGTCTAAGTTCATAAAACTTTCGTCAACATAAACATAGGCTTGGGTATTACTTTTAATATCAATTTTTTCAACATAAGTTGAATAATCATAATTATGATTACCATTATTAGCATCATCTTGATTGCCTTTTAGATCTTGAACCAATTGATTATTAGCTTTTTTGATTTGCTCATTTTCAGCAGATGATTTTTCTTCTCTAGATTTTCTTAGACTTTCACGTCTAGCACTAACTGATTGCTTATAAGTATCTTGATCTTTAGACGAATTACTACTACATGCAGTGAGTGATAATCCAAGAGTCAAGAGACTGAATACAGTAGCGACTGATCTAATACTTCTTTTCATAATTTTCTCTTTCTATGTAGCCTTAACATTCAGCTTTTATAGTCATCAGTATTGGACTTCAAGTGATATTTTATCTCGATCTTTATTTATTTGATTAGTTAATCTTTTTATATCAGCTTTTTCGGTTTGAATTTCATGTTGTTGTTCTTCTTTACTAGTGAAGAATGAAGGAGTTTTTTCATAAAAAGCAATTATTTTTTTAGTGTAGTTAATTTCTGCTTTAAGATAATTGATTTCCTTTTTGTAGTATTCTTTTAAAAGCTCACCATCATTCCAATTTGGATAATCTTCATCTAAACAGAATGGAAATTGATTGTTTCTATGCAATTCCCACAAAGCAGCATACTGTTTAGCAACTTCTTTTCCTCCATTAGACAATATATATCTTTCGTCATCTTCGCTTATCCAGCCTCTAGCAATAAAGTGTTGCAAAAGTTTATTGCCATTAATGTTGTAATTGTAGTAAAAATACTGAGGAATTGATGTAGTCACTAAACGACCTTTTTTGGTTCTACTAAACCATACTAATAGCAACAACTGACGTAACTTAAATTCAGTTCCCGTATCGTATTTATCATTATATTTCGGATAATCCATATCTCTTCCATAATAATCTTTGAATTTTGGTCTTAAGTTCATTATCCGAAAATATTCTGAATATATATCATCATTATTTTCAGAATTAGAAATAGAGTTAGTTTCATTATTAGAGGAAGTAGACTTACTACCTAAAATATAAAAAAATAGAAAGCCTATAATTACAATAAGAATACCGGTAAACATAAAACCACCTAAAATAGTAAATCGTTGTTGCTTTCAAATTTTTTAGCAACAATTTTTTTCATTCTTTCTGGAATGCCAAACTGTAGCATAAACTCTCCGGGATCTTCGCAAATGTATCCTTGGGAAGAGGCATAGTCCCAGATGAGATTCAAGCTATATAAATCAGCTTGATCTTCCTTGAATGCGTCATCGTTTCGATTAAATGCGTCATGTTTTTGCCATTCATAATCATGGGCATAGTACATAACTCCCTTATCGCCATTGATGTAGTGTCCTAGTTCGTGAGCAGCCATAAATGGGACTTCTGGAGGATACCACCAGTTTGTATTAATAATGATAGTTTTCTGTTTAGGAAGATACCTAGAGCGAAAATGTCGGTCTTCTAAGCGAGACAGTATGTAAGTGAGATTATGATCATCAATTAAGTTACATATATAAATAAGTAAATCATTATTATACATAGGCATTACTCGTAATGGATATCTCCATCATTCTTATGTCTTTCAAGAATTGCTTTGATAACTTCCATATCCTCGTCTGAAACAGGACGTCCACCATAACTAAGAACGACAGGATCTTTTTCTAAGTCAATTGATTTTTTATCTTTATTTTGATTTTCAGTATCTCCAGCCATGTAATCGACAGAAACGTTAAAAATATGGGCTAGATCTTTTAAGGTATCAATAGAAGGTTCATTTCTACCTAGTTCCCAGCCAGATATTGTGGTTGGCTTTACATTTAATAGTTGAGCCAATTCTTTTTGTGTCAAGTGCTTGGAAAGTCTTAAGTCTTTTATTCGCTGTGCGATATTCATTGTGTACCTCCCTACACGAGTAATATTATTTTTATACTTAAAGTATAGTACATATATACAAAAAAACTAGCAAATTAGTTAAAAAGTGTTGTACATATACAAATCGTGTAGTATACTAAATGTGTACTTAAGGAAAGGAGTTAAAAAATGAAATTCACAATAAAACAAGCTCGACAATATAGTGGAAAAACACAAAAAGAAATGGCTGAAGAGCTTGGTGTTGCGCTACCTACGTACAGAGATTACGAACATGGGAAGTATTTTATGAGAATGGATAGAGCAGAAAAGTTCAGTGAAATTGTAAAAATTCCAATTGAAAGTATTTTTTTTACAGTTAAACTACACGAAACGACTAGTAAATAAAAGGAGGTACAAAAAATGAAAGTACAAAAACAGAAGATCAAATCAAGTTTGAACTTGAACACGCAGACGACTAAGTAGGTGATTAAATGCCTGAGCTAATTAATAAAGATGCTCTCATAGTTATCTTTAAGCCGATTATCAAAGCCTTATTTGATAAGGAAAAGGAAGAGGCGGAGGGCGCAACAATCAATATTGATGAGTTCCGAAGAAAGTACTGCGGAGGTAAGGGCAGGGAATGGGTCAGAGTTTTTATCTTTGACGAGTTCTCAGAAGTTGATTTTGAAAATGGTGGTTTTGTAGTTAACCCAAGAGGGGGCAAGAAAACAATTATTTTCAGAAAAGACGCTAAAAAGTGGATAGAAGATAACTACCACCGCATTGATTGGAACGCAAGTATTAAGGATTTGGAGAAATAACGATGTTAAAAGTAACCAAGAAGCAAGTTATGGACGCATTAAGAGATAGAGGGGCATTTACATTAAAAAGAAATGCTGAATATCAAGTGGGCATAAAAAACAATCAAATTGCTGTATATAGCATTAATTCAAACGAAAGTTCTTATCTTGGTAACACGTTAGAAAGTGCCATTAAGTTAAGCGAAATCATGAAAGAACATGGTACAGAAGAGCAACAAGACCAAGTTAACAAGGCAATTATGGATTTAATGCCAGGAAAAGAAAACGATGATGAAGACGTATTGGGAGAAGAATGGTCATGGTAATTGAATTTAAATCGAGATCGATTGATCCAAGCTTACAGGTATCAGTTAATGGCAAGTATTACGGAGTTCTAGCCTTTAGAGATAAAATTTGGACCTTATATCTTACCAACGGAAAAAGATTTGATTATACCAATAACTTAACCATTACGGAAAAGCTTATTGCAAAGCAGTTAAACGCAACAGAGATTATCTATAAGGATTAGGTGTAAGAAATGAAAAAGAAAACAGATTGGCTAGTTGCAATTGTGTGTTCAGAAGTAATTGCAGCAGGAGTTATATGTATCACTATGTTGGGCTATTACTTCTGGAGATTATTCCTTTAAAGGAGGTGGAACAGATGACATTAGAAGCAAGATTAATCAGCAATAGCAACGCATTTTTTGCAAGGCAAGATAGATCGCCATTAGTAGTGGACGAATACGAAAAACAATTTCAAATTGCTTTGATGCAACAAAAAAAGTCGTTACCGACTGGCATCAGTAACGACTAAGAAAATAACATAAAAAAATCAAATTTCTAAGGGAGATTATACCACAATGACCGAAATTATGACACCAGCACAAGCCGCAGTTTTTAGAGAACAGCGACTTAAAGAAGAGCAAAGAAAATATGCAGAACGAGGAATTAGTACTGCATTTGAAGGTTGGAACTTAGTTACTATTGGCGATAGTGATTGTAATTACTACAGCTATAAGCATTTTGTAGTTACTCAAATTTTTGGAATGGGTATTGATAACTATATCAGTAAAACTGGTTGGGACAAAAAAGAATTAATCGAGTTTCTAGCAACCGATGATGATCCTAATGAAGATCCTTGGAAAGAAGACGTCATAAATTATTTTGACGGTATGGAGGGCAATTACTAATGCAAGAAATTTCAACCAAACTAGATGAAACTAGTCCAGATTATAAAGTTAAATTTACTCCAGCATCAATTGAGTTTGATGATTATGGAAAGCTTAAAGAAGAGACTGATGAAATCTATAAAAGATACAACGGCTATGTTGTTGTTCCTGAAAATCTAAAAGGGGATAAAGCAATTGCTGCTGATCTAAATAAAAAAGCTAAGGCTCTAAAGGCTGCTAAGAGTGCTGTTAGAAAACAAGCATTAAAACCTTTAGATGAGTTCAATGAGCAGATGGACGCCTTAATTGATGAGATTACAGATGTTTCTGGTCAAATTCATCAAGGATTGAAGGACTATAGAGAGCAAGGCATTAAGTTAAGACACGAAGCTAATATTAAGCACATTGACAAAATGGCTGAAAAGTTTGGTCTTACTCATGAAGATATAGCCTATGACGTTAAATGGGATAACAAGTCTAATAACTGGAAAAAGATTGAAGAAACTATCAATCAACTTTTAGAAAAAGCAGCACAAGAACGTGATTTTAAAAATGAAAAAATTACTTTAATTACAGAAGCTGCTGAAAAAGAGCAAATTTTGCCAGATAGCTATATCAATTTAATTGATGATTTAACTATTTCTGAAATATTAGCTCGAATTAAAAGTGACGGAAAACGTCAAAGAGAATTAAGTTCAAAAAAAGATGAACCTGTTAAGCAAGCAGTTAAAGGTAATTCAGTAATTGATACGACTACTGGAGAAGTAGTTGGCGAAACAAAAGTTGCTTATCTAAAAATTACTGGTTCAGATGAACAAATGAAAAAATTAGTCGAATTTATAAAAAATAACGGATTAAAAGTAGAACCAATTGAGAGGTAACAAAAATGGAATTTGTCGGAGACGAAAAAGATCGTGCAAGTTGGGCATTACATTTTGCTCAAGTTAAAGCTAATATCAAACAACCACAGAGAAGTCATAAGGTTCAAGTATCAGGAAAAACTAAGACTGGTAAGCCTTATACATATGAATACAAGTACGCAGACTTAGCAGACGTTGATAAATCAGTTATGGAAGCCACTAAAAAAGTTGTTGACGATAAAAATAATGTACAGTTCACTTACTTTTTTGATGTTAACAACACGGATCAAGGCGTAGATGTACAAACCATTTTAGTAGATGTATCTGGTTTTTATGCTGTAACAAATAAAGTCTGGTTTAAGAACTTCAATATTGGAGATGCACAGAAAACAGCTAGTTTAATCAGTTATGCCAAGCGTTATTCCTTAAGTGCAGCCTTTGGAATTGCTAGTGAAGATGACGATGATGCACAGGACGTAAAAAATATTGAAGAGCCTAAAGTCTTATCTAAACAAGAGCTGGATAATTACACGGTTTACTATAACGGAATTAAAGCTAATCTAGCTGAACTATATCAAGAAGCTGTAGATGGAATTGCTGATGCTCAAGATTGGATTAAAGGATCACATACTCCACAGGACGCACAAGCAATTTATCAGTTAAATCAAAGTTACAAACGGCGTGAAAAAGACAAGCAAGAGGCTTTAAAGAAAGCCGAAGAGGAAGCTAAGAAAGAAGAAAAATTAAGAGAAGCACAGCGAAGTGAAGAGAAGCCAAAACAAGAAGATGTTTCTGATTCATTCGTAGATATAGGCACTTTACCTGCTGGAGGGGAATACATCAAATAGGAGGTCAAAATGGGTAGAAGAATGTACAGCGATAAAATTGTTGAAACTGATAAATTCTTAGATATGCCCGTATCTAGTCAAAATCTATATTGGCACTTATGTATGCACGCAGATGATGATGGTTTTCTTGGAAATCCTAAAACTATAACTCGATCAATTGGAGCTCAGCAAGACGATTTGAAAATTCTAATTGAAAAAGGATATGTACTTGTATTTGAAGATGGAGCAATTGCGATAACTGATTGGTTTGTTCACAACTATATTCCGAAAGATCGATATCATGAGACGGTTTATAAAGAAGACAAGAAGCAGTTAGAATTGTCTGAAACTAAGCAATACCGCCTTGTTACAAGCTCCCCGATTGTTCAGGATACAGAAAGTAAACAAAATGATAACAACTTGGATACACCTTGTATACAAGATGATAACAAAGTGTATACCGAAGTTAAGTTAAGTAAAGTTAAGTTAAGTAAAGATAATATAAATAAATCGTCGAGTTCTGAGAACGTCGACCCCAAACCAAAACAAAAATCTCAAAAAATACCTTACGAAAAAATTATTGATTACTTAAACAGAAAAACAAATTCACATTATCGACCAACTTCTAAAGCTACAAGACGATTAATTAAAGCTAGATACAACGAGGGCTTTACTGATATTGACTTTAAGACCGTTATAGACAAGAAGTGTGCTGAATGGCTACAAGACGGCAACATGGTTCAGTACTTAAGACCAGAAACTCTTTTCGGGACTAAGTTTGAAGCATATCTAAATCAACCAGACACAGGACCTATTCCACGAAGGAATTTTGGAAACAAGCCAGTTCGAAGGACTACTAACTGGGATAAGGTTCAGCAACAACAGTCGCAGACAGTACCGCAGATGACACAAGAAAAACGTAACGCAATTTTTAGAGAATACGGGAGGTAACCACCATGAAAAATAGGCTAAAAAAATTGAGATTGGAAAATGGAATACCTAACTCTTTAGCAATTTGGCAAAAATTAGCTAACTTTTTAGAAGTTCCAGTTGAGTACCTAATGGGCTGGACTGATGACAGAGCAACCATAACTATAAACGATTTAAATCCAGCTGAAGAAGATGCTTACGAGCGTATCACGGATATGCTTAGTCAAGAATACCCACAAACTCGTCCAGAATTTAACTGGTCAAAGATTGGTCAATTGCTAATTAATTCAGACATTACGGAGGAATAGAAAATGGAAAACATTATTTACAAAGAGGAAGTATGCGGAAGAATTGCCGTAGTGAAAGAGATGGATATGCCTTTTGGTCGCTATTACACAGGGTATATTGAGATCTTGCATAAGGATCCATTTAGCTGGATTTGTTCGGTCTATCTTCATAGACAAGAAAGAAGCCAGTAAGGTTGCAAAGGTACTTCATGGCGTGGTTAGAGAAGTAGTTGGAGGTTAAGCAAATGGAAGTTATAGATAAGCGAGGAGAAAAGCAAGCTAATGATTGGCAAGTTGGTGATGTAGTTTGCTTTTGGGAAGATGTCGAAAATAAAAGATATGCGATTATTACACATATTAGTCAAGAAGATGGATATGGATTGACCAACTTAGGTGTAAATGCAGGTATTGAGGAAGCTCTATTTGCAGCAACAGCGTCTTCAGTAATTGATATTTTAATTGATCGTGGCGTTCACGTTAAAAAAGTAAATGCTCATCTGGTTGTGGAGGATTAATTATGGAAATTGTAAATAAAACGAAGGACGAACAAGAGGAGCAATGGCAATTAGGAGACGTGGTTGAAAGCGATAGCGGTAATAGAGGAATCATAATTAGAGATGATACTGACGATTGTGTAATTATGCCTATTACTGGAGATCACGCATATCAAACTTCTCAATCTTTTGGCGATTACGAAATTGACGTTCTTCAACAAAATAAATCATGTTTGTGGCACAAAGTAAACGCAAAGCTGGTGGTTGAATGATGACAGTAGCCCAAGAGAACTGTCCGTATTGCCACACAGATATTTGCTATACAGGATCGGCAGGAGAGCGAGAGGAAAAAGTGCCCCAGAAGTATCTATATAACTACGAATCACAAGATAGTTTATTTAACGCAGCAATATATGTATTGAGTAAAGAACTCTGTATAGATGTTGACGATGAAAGTGGAGCACTTGCAGACCAAATTAAGATCAACTATTGCCCAATGTGCGGGAGAAAGCTATGAAAGTTAACTTTACGATTGAGGGACCGCCAGTAGGTAAGGCTAGACCGAGAGTTACTAGAACGGTAACTTACACGCCTGCTAAGACGGCAAGATATGAGGATTTAGTTAGGTATACAGCAATTAACAGTTTCAAAGGAATATTTGATAAAGATGAACCTTTAGACGTTAAGATTATTGCGTATTTTGAAGTTCCTAAGAGTTTAAGCAAGAAACGTAAGGCTTTATGTTTGGATAACCAAGAATTGCCAACTAAGAAACCTGATGCTGATAACGTGGGCAAGATCATCATGGACGGCATGAACCCAAAAATGAAGAGGGACAAACGACTTCACAAAATGGTTGAGGTTATGAGAGGCGTTTACCACGATGACAAGCAAGTAACGACACTGCTAGTTAAAAAGAGATATGCCAAGTGTGCAAGAGTTGACGTGAGAATTAAGAGAGATATGGGTGATTGATTATGAATGAGAAAAGCAAAATTCTAGATTTGATTTACCTTTTAAGGAAAGATTTAGACCATATTGAATTAGATATTGATAAACCCGATCCGAAAAAACTATCCTTTCAAAAAGCTTGGAGCACTGCGGTAGAGATGGATCAAGATTTAGGAGAATTAACAGAAGAATTACTCAGGCTTTATCTGAAAGAATCAAAAGCGAGAAGAGAGCTAAGAAAGCATGAAGTGTAGTGCAGAATTAATCACTATAGCAGGGATGCTAATCTGCTTAGGTGCTGTCGGATTTGTGGTGTTTTGCCTATGAGTAGCGATTTAAAGTATCAAAAGGGTAAATGGTACCACATACAAGAAGACGGTTCACTTAAGCCAGTAGATTACGACAAAGAAGTTGAAGAATATTACAAGAAATGGAGAGATAACTATGGCAATTGAGTTAAAGATTGGAACTAGAGGAACAAGAGAAGAGTTTGAGGACACGTACACTAGAAGTTTTTTAGAAGATAACGGTTTATTGAAGCTTGATCCAAGAAAGTTCGCAGCCAATTGCGTTTGGGGAGTTCATACTAAATACGGCTATATGTGTTCTTTTAGTTTCGATGACATTTTGACATACATGGGTGATGGCACTTGGGATCTAAGAGTAGCTAAAGAAACTGAATTAACTGATGAAGAGAAAAAAGTATTATCAGAGCCTGACAAGGAGTTTTAGCAATGCAACTATACGGGCATGAAGTAAATCCTTATACGTATAAGGATTTTAAGACAGAACAACTTAAGAATTTCAGGTCAATGCTTAAATCAAACATCAAGAATTTTGAGAACATCATAGAGCCAACAATCGAAGAAATGATTGACGAAGATAAAGCTGAGGAGCTGTTACCTTTGATTGAGCGTGAGATTAAAGTGAGAAAAGAAAATTAAGTTTAGGAGTGGGAACGTGGAACATGAAAATTTAGATTTAGGACTAAGTATGAACATGGAAAAGACTGCGGGACGAGCTACAGGCTTTCTTAAGTACACGTTTCCAGAGTATGTGCGAGGTGCAGCTCTTAGTTTAGATGATTTAGCTGAACAACCTTTTACAGGTATGCCTTCAAGCCATAGTGCTACTAATTCGCAAGAGAAAAAGTTAGATCGAGCTTGGAAGAAAGTAGAGCAGAACGAACTTAAAGCAGCAACTGTTTACCAGACTATACTTTTATGTCAAAAGAGTCCTACATATCCGTATCAGCAAATTTTACTCAACAAATTTGTCAAAAAGCTCCCTGATTGGAAGATCCAGCCAATAGTGGGGTATTCTAACAGTCAATATTATTTAAAGCGCAGAAATGCTTTATGTGAGTTTGCGGATTTGCTTAATTCTAAGAAAGTAAAGAATGGATGTTCTGATATACCTGACTTAGTCGTTGAGATTGAATCAGAACTGAAAAAAAGTAAATCGGACGATTTCCGGACAGTTTCCGGACACTTATCGGATTGAAAGCATGGTAAATTAGTATTGTCGAAAGATTAGACGTGGTGGTTACGATCTTTCGACTTCACCTTGAAACGTGCGGTACGTTCGAAAAAATCTCCTTTCGAAATTAATACAGAAGATCTTAATTTGTTTCGGTAAGTAACGAATTAGAAGTGACCGTTCTTGGTAGACGTTAGCAGTTGTTCGATCCGACTGGCGGTTATAGCCTGACTAATCTCAGGCGATAAACATTCCTCTAAATGAATTTTTTTGGTTTTTGGCTTACAATTCTTTTATTTTTACTTTTTCTTATTTACTTTTTTTATTTGATACAGGCAATCGGGTTCGAATCCTGATTGCTTGATAACCTAGGCGGTAGTCCATTGTTGATTATTGTATATAATAGTTTGCCTAGGGAGATCCTATGCCATGACCCTCAACGGTTTCGAGGAGAGCGTGGGAAGAGCTGGGTAGTTGTTGGCTGGACCGCAGCAGCAACTGCTGTGGGTAGAGTGGCACAATTTGAAATTTAGAAAGAAAAGAGGAATTTTCTTTCACAATTATGTAGCGAGGTTCAATTCCTCGCCTGCCCATTGCCTGTCGGAAAGCAGGCGTAAAAATAATATTATTCAGATCACGAATATATTTTGTTTGTCTGATTTTAATTTACAGAATTGCATCTGGTTTAGCTCTGTACCTAACAGAGCATTATAGGATATAGCCAGCCATTGGCGAGCTGGGGTAGTGGCAATTCTACCGAGATATAGCTAAGTATGCCAGCAACGATTATCTCTTATTGGTTCAATTCCGATGTATCCTCTAGATTGGCGTTTTGTTCTTACGGTTTTTCCCAGGTTTGTTCGTTTTGTGACAAAAGCTAATCTAAACATTTCTTTTCTATATAGGTTGATTGTTTTAATGGTTAGCAGTAAGTCGGTCGATGATACGTAACTCTGCATTAAATCTAATACTGAGATGCCGTGGCAATCGTAAAAGCGAGGCTTAAGTATAGCAGCTTTCCTAGTTTGGGTAACTTAGCTCAGTTGGTAGAGCGTTGGTGTGAAGTACCAAGTTAGTGGTGGTTCGATTCCACCAGTTGCCATTGCTGGAACGTCCAGTTTAAGTTTATATTCATCTCACAAAATCAGCTTTATCTTCGTAAGAGCTGATTTTTTTATAATTGTTTCACAAATTTATTGAGAACTATTGATGGATTATGCACACATATGATTAAAAAAGTATAAAAAATGTATAATTATTTATACTTTTAGTGTAGAATAACTGTGAAACATTAAGGAGATACTTTTAACGGAGGAAGCATTATGTATGACGTTTTTAAAATAGTCAATTGGCTACGAGTTAGAAATAATGCAGATTTACGGACAGATTTAAACGCAGAAGAACTTACGCAAATGAAAGCAATGAAGTTACTGTATTATATTCAAGCAGCCAGTTTAGTTGTTACCAATAAGAGAATGTTTGATAATGATATTGTTGCCTGGAAATATGGTCCAGTAGTAGAAGAAGTTCATCATAAATATGCTGGTTGCAGAGGAATCGTCGGTCAAATTAGTAAGCAAGATGTTGAAGACTATAAAGAACTTGAAAATGATGATGAGGCTGCAGCGATTTTAAACAGTATTTACGATACTTACGGTCATAGTTCTGCATATGATTTAATGCGCCAAACTCATAGTGAGAGACCATGGCAGGAAACAACACGCAATCAGGTCATCAGTGACAAAAAGATAAAGGACTTCTATAAAAATGTCTTCCAAGTTGCAAATAACTAGTACATATGAAAGACGAAATATTGATAAGGCAATTATTAATAAACCCCCAGTTGAAAGATTTGCTTTCAACCTTTCTTTTTTAACACCGGATAAAAGATATAATCTTGAAGGAAAACAAGTTGAAAAGAAACATAGGCTTAAATTGCTTAATAAAATTTATAGTTTGTCTCAAAGGGATATCGTTGAGTTAGTCAGCCATGATGATAAACGTAATGGCTTAGAACAGATTCCTGAATCAGAAATGAGAGATTTAAGAATAGATCCCGTATTTAAGCGAACTCGATATAACTCTTGTGAAGAAAATTATTGGGTCTTTAGACTTAGTAATCAAGGGAGAGTAATTGGTAAAAAATATAAAAATATATTTTATATTATGAGCATTGACACTAAGTTTAAGCAGTATAATCATGGATCATAATATTTAAGTCAGCATAAGCTGGCTTTTTATTTTGCAATAAAGGTGGTGGTGTTACTTGCAATGGCTAGAGCGATGTATAAAGAGTGGCTAGATAAAGACAAGCTTGTACTTCTTCAAGGTTGGAAGCGTGACGGTCTGACTGATGCTGAAATAGCTCATAACATGGGTATTAGTATTAATACCTTAAACAAGTGGAAACGTGAGCATGTACAGATTGGGCAGGCATTAAAAAGAGGACGAGATGAAATAAATATCATTGTTGAGAACGCATTGCTGAAAAAAGCCTTATCAGGTAACACTACAGCGATGATTTTCTTTCTGAAAAATAATTGGCGTGACAAGTACAATGACAGCCAGTTGTCTAAGGAAGAGCGTGAATTGGTTTTAGCTAACATTAGAAAAGCTAATGCTGATGCACGAATTAAAGAAGCTAAGGCAATTGTGGCTGAACGGCTTGGAACTGAGGACAACGAGCAATTAGATCAGGTATTAAACAAACTAATTGAGGAGGCAGGGAAAGTTGGCACTGATAAATCTATTAACGAAGAAACAGATTAAGGTGTTGCAGTCCTACCTTAACGATGATTGGAAGTACTTAATCTTAAATGGTGCTGTTCGTGCTGGTAAGACAGTGATAGATAACTATCTTTTCTTACTAGAGTTGAAACGAATTAAAAAGCTTGCTGAGATTGAGAAAGAGCCACACCCTCAATATATTCTTGCGGGGTATAGTTCAAATTCAATCTATACAAACGTTATCTCATCAATTGAAAATCAATTCGGAATAGTGATGAAGACCGATAGACATGGTCATTATCATCTTTTCGGTATTGATATAGTGCCAGCTTATACAGGGTCGGTTCGAGGAATTGGTGCTATTCGTGGTATGACTTCTTACGGAGCATATATCAACGAAGCATCATTAGCCACGCATGAAGTATTTCAGGAAATCGTACAGCGTTGTTCTGTTAGATCAGCAAGAATTATCTGTGACACAAACCCTGATATTCCCACGCATTGGCTTAAGACAGATTACATTGATAATCATGATCCTAAGGCAAGGATTAAAGCGTTCAGCTTTACAATCGGCGACAACACTTTTCTGTCAAAAGATTATGTTGAAGCGTTAAAGGCTGCTACTCCAAGAGGGATGTTTTATGATCGTTCAATACTTGGTCAATGGGTTACAGGCGATGGAATTGTTTACCAAGATTTCAATAAGGATACTATGATAATTCCGAGAAATCGTGTTCCTGATGGCTTAGATTACTATGTTGGAGTTGACTGGGGTTATGAGCACCCTAATCCGATCATCTTACTGGGTGATGATAAGGACGGTAACACTTACGTTTTGGAAGACTACACACAGAAGCACAAGTTCATTAATTACTGGGTTGAGATTGCTAAGAACTTACAGACAAGGTTTGGACGCAATCTTATTTTTTACGCTGATTCGGCAAGACCTGATAATGTGAATGAGTTTCAATCTAACGGGCTTAACTGTATCAATGCTAATAAGAATGTTTTGCCTGGCATTGAGTGTGTGGCAAGGAAAATGCGAGAGGGAAAGTTCTATGTGGTTGATACAGCGTCCAATGGCTTACTTGATGAGATATATCAATATGCTTGGGACGAAAGTACAGGACTTCCACTCAAGGAAAATGATGTAAGGCACAACGACAGACTGGACGCTATTAGATATGCAATTTATAGCAGAAACAAGAAGGGAGGTTTCATACCTTGGAATTAGACGCATTAAAGAAGTTAATTCAAAACACTTCAACAAGCAGAAATGATCTAATTAATAATTACAAACAAGCAGTGAATTATTATGAAAATAAGACTGATATTACTACTAGAAACAACGGTAAAGCTAAGCTTAATAAGGAGGGTAAGAAAGATCCTCTAAGAAGTGCTGATAATCGCATTCCATCAAACTTTTATCAATTATTAGTAGACCAAGAAGCAGGCTATGTTGCTTCTGTTTTTCCTGACATTGATGTTGGTAAAGATGCCGACAACAAGAAAATTATTGACGTCTTAGGCGATGACCGTGCTTTGACGCTTAATGGCTTGTTAGTAGACAGTTCAAATGCTGGTCGAGCTTGGTTGCACTACTGGATTGATGAAGATAACAATTTCAGATATGGCATTATCCAGCCTGACCAGATCACACCTATCTATGCAACAACGCTAGATAATAAGCTGCTGGGTATTCTAAGAAGTTACAAGCAGTTAGATCCTGATAGTGGTAAGTATTTCACGGTTCACGAATATTGGACGGATAAAGAAGCACAATTCTTCAAGACAAATGCAACCGATAGCACAGTGATTGAGCCTTACAATATCATTACTTCTTATGATTTAAGTGCAGGATATGAAACAGGGCAGTCAAACACCTTAAAACACAACTTTGGACGTGTTCCTTTTATTGAATTTTCTAAAAATAAGTACAGATTGCCTGAGCTTAACAAGTATAAGGGCTTAATTGACGCTTACGATGATATCTACAACGGATTTATTAATGACTTAGACGATGTTCAAACTGTAATTCTTGTCTTAACCAACTATGGCGGTGCTGACTTACATCAATTTATGGACGATTTAAGAAAATATAAGTCTATTAAGATTAATAATACAGGTAACGGGGATAATAGTGGCGTTGACAAGCTACAAATTGATATTCCTGTTGAAGCTCGTGATGATGCACTTAAGATAACCCGTAAAAATATCTTTTTGTTTGGTCAAGGAATTGATCCAGCTAACTTTGAGAGTTCAAATGCTTCTGGTGTAGCAATCAAGATGCTGTATTCTCACTTAGAATTAAAGGCTGCTAAAACACAAACTTACTTTGAACATGCTATTAATGAATTAGTTCGGGCAATCATGCGTTACCTTAACTTTTCAGATGCTGACAAGCGCCATATATCGCAACATTGGACGAGAACTAAGGTAGAGGATAGCTTGACTAAGGCTCAAATAGTTTCTACTGTAGCAAATTACAGTTCTAAAGAAGCAGTTGCTAAAGCAAATCCTATTGTCGATGATTGGCAACAGGAATTGAAAGACTTAGCCAAGGATAGAGAAGAGAATGATCCATATTCTAACCAGGCTGACGAATTAAACGGTAAAGGCGTAGACGATGAAGAGTAGTGACTACTGGCATCAACGTGCTATTGCTGAAAAGAAAAAGCAACTTGAAGCGTCAGCAGATTATGAAGCTGCTATGCAAGTTAGACTAAGACGGTTAGAGCATGAATTCGAAAAAGAAGCATTAGTTTACTTACAGCGATATGCTAATGAGAATAATGTCGGCTTAAAGCAAGCTGCTAGCGTCTTAGGAAGTATCAACACAACTAAGTGGTCTATGACCCTAGAAGAGTTTGAACGTAAAGCAAAAGCTGGTGGTTATGATAAAGAGCTAAACGCTGAATATTACAAGAGCCGTATTTACAGACTTCAACAGTTGCACGACCAGATGGTTGAGTTCTCTAAGAAGTATGGCATGGCTGAACAACTAAGAATGCAAAAAGGCTTAGCTAAACAGTATCAGAATAGTTATTATTTACATGCTTACGACAAGTATCGAGCTACTGGTCAATTAGATATCAAGCTAAATCATTTTAACGAGCAACAATTAGAAAATATTGTTTACAGTCCTTGGAAAGGTAGCGACTTTAGCAAAAGAATTTGGAAAGAATACACTGAAATTCTTCCTGATGAGTTAACTGACACAATGCTAAGAGCAACTTTATTTGGATATTCTCCAAGTAGGGTTGTTTCAATGCTGAGAGATCGGTTTAAAAAAGTTTCTGATAGAGATTTACATAGGTTAGTTATCACTGAAATGGGACACGCTGCCGAAGAAGCCACAGCACAGTTCTATAAAGACAGTGACATTGAGCAATACCAGTATTTAGCTACATTAGAAAGCCACACTTGTGACCAATGCGCCCACTTAGATGAGCGTATTTTTAATGTCAAAGATAAAAAAGAGGGTATTAACTATCCTTTAATTCACCCATATTGCAGATGCACGACTGTTCCTTATGACAAAGATTTACCAGATGTTGAAACTCGCTGGAGTAGAGATCCTGAAACAGGTAAAGGTGTTTATGTTAAGGATATGAATTACAGTGAGTGGAATAGGTCTGTTAAACAAAAACGTTTAGGATATCAGGATTGGAAGAAAGTTTCTGGTGTTAAAATCATTAGTTTAGGTATGCTTACTCCATTTATTTCTGGTGCTAAGTATTATCCAGCTTATGATGAAACTGAAATATCAATGAACCAAGAGCAGCGTAGACAAAATAGTTTTGCTAGAATGTATTACAAGCAATTGAGAAATTCTGACAGACAAAAACAAATTGATAAAGTTACTCAATCGTCAAATTTATCAAGAAATACTGTGTGTGAAGCTTTAATTCATGTATTAGATAGCCAATATGACTTGTTAGACTATAAAACTATGGAATATATAAAAAGTAATTTTGCACCTGAAATTGATATGGCGCATAGCTTACAAAGGTTAATTAATGGAGAACCAATGGATCATGATATTTTGTTATTACAACATGAAGCATTGGAAGCTAAACTAATGGATAATCCAAAAAGTAAGTATTATGGTAATTATGGAAAAGCGCATAAAGAAGCTAATAAAAAATATAATTATCAACAAGCATGTGTTAAACTTAAAGTAAAGGGTATTATACCTAGCTATGAAGATAAACGAGAAGGTGAAAATTAATGAAGTTCTTTAGTTATGAAGTATTATATGATGATAAGCATATTCGAAAATTAAAAATTTCTTCTGACTTAGAAGAAAGTACGGCAGAAATTGATAAGGATAATCATAAGATCGTATTTCAAGGCTTTACAAAATCGTTTACTAATTGGCTTCCTAAAGATTTTGTAGAAAAATTTTTGTGGGCTTCATTAAAAAAATTTCCCTGAAAAGAAAGAAGCAGCTTTTGGTTCTTAATTTTATTTAGAATAAGTAATACAGTAGAGAATTATTGATTACCAATAGTTCTCTTTTATTTTGACCTGAGTAAGTCGTTAAACTGCTCTTTTTGTATGCCCTTATGAGAGGCGAACTCGTATAAAACGTGTGAAAGGATAGAACAATGAAAAGAAAACAATTAGAAGAGCTTGGATTACAAGAAGAGCAGATTAAAAAGATCATGGATTTAAATGGCGAAGACATTCAAAACGCTAAGGATAAAGCAAGTGCTAGCAATGCTGAAATCTTAGAAGAGAATAAAGCTCTTAAGTCCCAGATGAGTGAAAGAGATAAGGATTTAAAGAAGTTGCGTACTCAAGTTAAGGATAATGAAGACTTGACTAAGCAATTTAATGATTTAAAGAGCAAGTATGATAAGGATACAGCTGAGCTTACTCAAAAACTTGCTGCTAATCGTTTAAATAGTGCAATTGACCAATCACTAAGCAAGGCTAAAGTCCGTAATAACAAGGCTATTAGAGGCCTTTTGAATATGGACGAAATTAAGCTTGATGATGATGGCAATTTGACAGGTTTAGACGATCAAATTAAATCTTTACACAAATCTGACGCCTATCTTTTTGATGATGGAGCTAAGCAAAATTATAATCCAGAAAACGGTAATCCTCCTGCATCTGATGCAACCCAAGCTATGGTAGACGTATTTAAAGGAGTATAGATAAATGACAATTAATTATGCCGAAAAATATCAAGCAGCTGTACAACAAGCCTTTTATGATGGCCACTTATACAGTGCTGAATTATGGAACTCACCATCAAACTCAATTATTAAATTTGACGGTGCAAAACATATTAAAGTTCCACGTTTAGAAATTACCAGTGGTCGTAAGGATAGACAACGTAGAACGATCACAACACCAGTAGCTAACTACAGCAACGACTGGGACTCATACGAATTAAAGAATGAACGTTACTGGTCAACTCTTGTAGATCCTTCAGACATTGATGAAACCAACATGGTTGTGTCTTTGGCTAACATTACTAAGCAATTCAACTTAGATTCTAAGATGCCTGAAAAAGACCGTTACATGTTCTCTCATTTATACAGTGGCAAGGAAGCAGCTCATGATGGTGGTATTACTACTAATACATTAGATGAAAAGAACATTCTTCCTGCTTTTGATAATATGATGCTTGATTTTGATGAAGCCCGTATTCCATCAACTAACCGTATTCTTTACGTAACACCTAAGACTAATGCAATCTTAAAGCGTGCTGAAGCTATGAACCGTGCTTTAACTTTGAAAGATCCTAATAATATTCAACGTACTGTTTACAGTCTTGATGATGTAACTATTCGAGTTGTTCCATCTGATTTAATGCAAACAGCTTATGACTTCTCTGATGGTTCTAAGATAATTGATACTGCTAAACAAATTGAAATGTTCTTAATCTACAACGGTGTTCAAATTGCACCTGAAAAATATTCATTTGTAGGTTTTGACCAACCATCAGCTGCAACATCTGGTAATTATTTGTACTACGAACAATCTTATGACGATGTTTTACTTTTGAATACTAAGACTAAGGGTATCCAATTCGTAGTAAGTGATAAGCCTAAGAAAGATCAAGAACAAAGTGGTCAAGAACACAAAGATCAAGACGCAAAACCAACTGCTGAAAGCACTTTAGAAGAAATCAAGGCCTACTTAGATAAGAATCACATTGATTACACTGGTAAGACCAAGAAAGACGAATTATTAACTTTAGTGAAGTAGGTGGTTAGATGGATAAATACCCACGATTTGAAGAGGTCAAAAAACATTTAGCTGATTTTCTGCCTAATACTGATAATGCACCTAACTATGACAGCGTATTGGAATTTACACTAGAAAAAGTTATATCTGATGTTTCAATTTACACAAATATTCCAATTTTAGAGCTACCAGAAGAGCTTGAACCAACTATTTTAGGCTTAGCAGTACAAACTATTGACACTCATCAATGGCTAGTACCAAAAGATCAACAAGTAGGGAATATTCAATCCCTATCAGAGGGCGATACATCTGTTTCTTTTAGATCTCCAAGTGATATTTATTCAGCATTGCAAGCTATTAATACGATTACGGATAACTATGTATTGTTACTCAATAATTTTAGAAGGTTAGCCCAATGAGTTACTTTAATGGCTTAAAAAATGCACTTCCTAAGCTATGGAATGATCGAGTTAAGATTGTGGGTACTCAGCCAACCAAACATGGCTACATCACTAATAACGAAGATGTGACTATTGTTGAAGATGAACCAGCTAAGGTTGTCTTAAAAGGGCAATCAACTAGTGAACAATCATTCTTCGGCACTGACGAATATGATGCAAAATTGATTATTCGAAATGGCATTAAAATCCCCGCTGGTGCAGATATTTATGTGACTGATGTAAATGGTCAAATGACTAAATATAAACGTGCTAGTAAGGGCTATAGTGGCTATTTCAGCCATCAGGAAGTAGCGATGGTTAGGAGTGAGAAAGCATGAGTTTAGGACATGTTGATGATGCTCAATTTCAGCAATTCGCTAGTAGAGTAAGGCAGAAGATTGATAGTGGCTATGTAAAACAGGAGCTTGGAAAGAGTTCTAGGCGTATAGGCACTCAATCACTACGAATTTTGGAAGCAAACACTCCTGTAAAGCAAGGCAACCTTCGCAGATCATGGACGGCAGAAGGACCGACCTATGGTTGCGGTGGTTGGACGATCAAATTAATTAACAATGCTGAATATGCTTCTTACGTTGAAAGTGGTCACAGGCAGACACCTGGAAGATATGTACCAGTACTGAAAAAGCGCCTGGTTAGAGATTGGGTGCCTGGTCAGTTTTACATGAAGAAATCTATTCCACAAATTCAAAGACAGTTGCCACAGTTGGTAACAGAGGGTCTGTGGGGGTTAAAGGACTTGTTTGAATGACAATAGTTGAAAGAATAGCTAAGCGAATATCAGAGATATTTCCTGATGTGACAATTTATTCAGAAAAACAGAAAAGCGGTTTTCAAGTGCCGTCATTTTATATCAGTAAGATAATGACAGTCACTAAGAGTCGCTTTTTTGATATTCAAGATAGAAGCTTGTCTTACTCAATAACATATTTTGCTAATCCAGATCGTCCTAATGCTGATATGGAAGAAGTAGAGCAAAAATTACTGAATAATTTTACAAGATTAGATGATTATGCAACTGTTAGAAACCGAGAAACGACTATCAACCAAGATGATGAAACTTTAGTAATGAGTTTTGATTTGAGGTTAGAGATGTATCCGGTTCAAGACGGTGGAAAGCTAGAAAGGATTGAGTTTAATGGAGGAATCCAATAAAACGGAAACCGAGACTCCGATGGGCGAAATTAAAGCGCCTATTCAAGTTGAAGACGTTAAATTCACAAAACAAGCTTTGATTTCAAGTCCTAAGTTCTCAGTTATTGAACGGGATATTTTGAAATTAGCTTTAGATGATGACAAAGAATACACAATTGCCGAAGTTCAAAAGGCGATTGACAAATTTAAGGAGGGATTTTAATGGCAGGAGGAACTTGGAAAGCTCAAGATAAGCGCAGACCAGGCGCTTATATCAATGTCGTAGGTAATGGTCAAAGAGAAGCAGCTTCTTCTCTAGGTAGAGTGTTGTTAATTCGTGATAAAGGCTTAGGCTGGGGCAAGAATGGTGTCATTGAAGTAGAAGCTAACAGTGATTTCACTAAGAAATTAGGTACTGCTTTAGATGATACATCTCTTACAGCTTTAAAGGAAACACTAAAAGGTGCTTCTAAAGTGCTTGTTCTTAACCCCAATGAGGGTACAGCAGCGACTTTGACTAAAGAAGGACTGCCTTGGACTGTTACTGCAAATTATCCAGGTGAAAAGGGTAATCAAATTACCGTTAGTGTTGAAGTTAGTCCAGCTGATCAGAATGCGGCTACTATATCAACTATCTTTGGTACTAAGTTGGTTGATGAACAATCAATCAAGTTCAATGAATTAGATAAGTTCAAGGGCAATGATTACATCACTGCAAAAGTAGTCGAAGAGGGTAGTTCAAAGCCTGTAGCATTTACTAATGTTTCAGGCGCTTTGACTGGCGGTACTACTACTGAGTCTAATAAAGTTGAAAGCTTATTGAATGACGCCTTAGAAAACGAAGAGTACGCAGTTGTTACTACTGCTGGCTTTGAACCATCAAGCAACATGAACAAGTTGGTTGTGGAAGCAGTTAAGCGTCTTCGTGAAAATGAAGGTCGCAAGGTTAGAGGTGTAATTCCTACTGATGCAGATACTACTTATAACTATGAGGGTATTTCAACCGTTGTTAATGGTTACACTTTAAGCGATGGTACTAATGTAGATGTTAAAGATGCAACTGGTTACTTCGCTGGTATTTCCGCTTCTGCTGATGTAGCAACTTCTTTAACTTATTTTGAAGTTGAAGATGCTGTTTCAGCATATCCAAAACTTGATAATGAAAAGACAATTAAGGCTCTTGATGCTGGGCAAATTGTGTTCACTACACGTCCTGGCCAAAGAGTAGTAATTGAACAAGATATCAACTCATTACACAAGTTTACGGCTGAAAAGCCACAGTCATTCTCTAAAAACAGAGTAATGAGGACTTTAGATGAGATTGCTACTGATACTGAAAATACTTTCGAAAGAACTTACTTAGGTAATGTTGGTAATAACGCGGCTGGTCGTGACTTGTTTAAGGCAGATCGAATTGCATACTTAACTAGTTTACAAAATAGAAACATGATTCAATCTTTTGCTAACACTGACATTACAGTAGAAGCAGGAAATGATATGGACTCTATTGTTGTTAACTTAGCAGTGACTCCAGTTGACGCAATGGAAAAACTTTACATGACTATGGTCGTTAGATAGGAGGAACATAAATGGCTGCAATTGATGAGTTTTTAAATGGTCGAGATACGATCTCAACTAAAGATGCTACTTTATCAATCAAAATTAATGGCAACATTATTAAAATGATTGAATGTAATAAATTTACAGCTAAGCTTGAAAAGAATAAGGAAGATGTTCAGACTTTAGGCTCTCACTGGAAGAGAAAGAAGACTACTTCTGTTGAAGGAACGGGAACTTTAGGCGGTTACTTGATTAACTCTAACTGGATTAAGTACGGCATTCCTTATACTCGAGATGGTGGAGATTTATATTTTGATGCAACTTTAACTATCCACGATCCAACTTCAAAAGCTGGCAAGCAAGTAATCCAACTAACAGATGTTAACTTGGACGATATTCCAATTGCCGATTTTGAAGCTGATGACGGCGTAATGGAATGGGAAAGTGATTTTACTTTTGAAGGCGTCAACTTAGTACAAGCATTTAACGGAATTAATTAAGGAGAAAATAAATGGCTGAAAGTGTTGAAGATTTTTTGTTTGAAAATGTGGGTAGTCCAGTAGAAGAAAAAGAAATTAAGCTTGAAAGATTTAAGTCTCCTTTTAAGATTAAGTCTTTAACTGCTGACGAAGTATCAGAACTTCGAAAGCAAGCAACTAAACGAGTTCTTAACCGAAAGACACATAAGTATGAACAAGAAACTGATGAAAATCAGTTCCAAGACTTAGTTGTAGCAGAAGCTGTTGTTTCTCCTAACTTAAACAATGAAAAACTCCAAACTTCATGGGGCTGTATCGCTAAGCCAGAAGAAGTTTTGAAGAAAATGCTTAAAGTTGGTGAATATACTGAGCTTTCACAGGCAATTATGGACTTATCAGGTCTTAACGATGATGACAGTTCAGAAGACTTGGTTGAAGAAGCAAAAAACTAATAAATGAGTCTGTTGGCGACTTTAACATTTACCATTATGTTCTTAATGAATATCATTGGACGCCTAAACAATGGGCGGAGATGTCAAGACGTGAGCAGGCTTTAGTCGTTGCTTCGATTGAAGTACGACAAAAATACGAAAAAGAAGAAGAGAGAAAAGCAAAAAGAAAGGCTAGGTCTAAGCATATTTAAGGCTTAGCCTCTTTTTTTGCATTTAGGAAAGAAAGGAGGTAGTAAATGAGTACAATTAGCACCACTGTTAAGATTAATGATGCTTTTAGTAATCCATTAGATAAGTTATCTAGTGGCTTACAAAAAGCTCAAAGCGGTATGAGCAAATTGAAAGAAGCTATTTCTGGCGGTTCTAGTGGCGGTAGCATGTTCAAGTCAATGGTTGGCGGTACTGTTGTTGGCGGAGCAATCAATAAAGGTATGGAACTTGCTAGTACTGGAATTCGTTCTATGTATGGCGAATTAGATGAAGCAAGTAAAGCATGGCAGACTTTCGATGGAAACATGCACCAGTTAGGAAAAAGTCCAGCTGAAATTGCTACTGCTAAAAAATCAATGCAACAGTTTGCCCAGCAAACTATTTACGGTGCTTCTGATATGGCAAGTACTTACTCACAATTGGCTGCTGTTGGTACAAAAAACGTGGATCAATTAGTTAGAGGTTTCGGTGGTTTAGCCGCTGCTTCTTCTAATCCGCAACAGGCTATGAAAACCTTGTCAGAACAGGCAACTCAAATGGCTGCCAAGCCAATGGTGCAATGGCAAGATTTTAAACTCATGCTAGAACAAACTCCAGCAGGTATTTCTGCCGTTGCTAAGACAATGGGTGTAAGTACCCAGCAATTAATTAAGAATGTTCAAGATGGAAAAGTTAAAACTGAGGATTTCTTGAACGCAATAGCTAAAACAGGAACAAACGCCAACTTTACCAAGATGGCTACTCAATTTAAGACAGTTGGGCAAGCTATTGACGGTTTAAAGGAAACAATGGCTAACAAATTGCAAGGCGCATTTGATAGAGTGGGTAAAGTTGGCATTAAATTTGTTTCTGATTTAACGGATCAGCTATCAAATGTTAATTTTGACGGTTTCGTTGACGGATTATTTAAAGCAGTTGCTGATATGGAACCAATTTTTGACGATTTAAAGACTGGTTTTGATGATTTTAAAAAAGGCTTTGATGATTCTGACGCTTTTAATTCTCTAAAAGATACATTTGATAGTATTACTGACTCTGTCGGTAAATTAGTCAATACGATGGACCAAACTAACGGAGGAGACAGCTTATTTAAACAATTAGGAAAGTTAGCTGGTGGAGCATTGGGTGGTGCTGCTAAATCTATTTCTGGAATTGCAGAAGCACTTGGTGAACTAGATCCAGGCACAATTCAGATGTTAGCTCAAGCTTTTATTATCTTAAAAGGTGGATTAAGAGGTTTAGTATTTGAAGCTGTTGTTTGGGGCTTGAAAGAATTGAATAAGTTAGATCCAGGTACAATTAATAATATTGCTCACGCACTTGTAGCTTTGGCGATAGCTTTTACAATGTTGAAAGCTATGGCAAAAATTGGCGGCTATATGAAAGAAGTTTCTAAATTCTTTAAAGGTTTTAAGAACGCTAAGAAGATCAAGGCTCCTGAAATTGAGTCACCAAAAATGACTAAGCCGGGCAAGATTTTAAGTAATGCTGGTGCATATATGAAACTGGGTGCAGCATTTGCCCTAGTTGGTGCTGGTGCATTAATGGTTGGTGCTGGATTTAAGTTACTAGCTGATGCAGCTACGCAGATATCTAGTGCAGGTGGCGGTGCTATAGCAACGTTCTTTGGAATGATTGCTGCTATTGCTGCTTTAGTGATCTTAGTTAGGTTCTTAGGACCAGCATTAATTGGTGGAGCAATTGGTTTTGCTATCTTTGCTGCTGCGTTGCTCTTAATTGCTGTTGCTGTTTTAGTTGCTAGTGCTGGTATCGCTCTATTAGCTACTCAACTACCTACTATTTCAGAATATGGAACTAGTGCAGCTGTTGGATTACTTGCTTTAGCTGGTGCTATTGCTGTATTTGGTTTAGCTGCAATAGTTGGAGCTGTTGGAGTACTTCTTTTAGGCGTTGCTTTAGTAGTTCTTGCTGTAGGTTTAGTTGCAGCAGGTGTTGGAGCGCTAATTTTTGCAGTTGGTTTAGCATTAGTCGGAATTACTGCTCTAATTGCAGCAGTTGGTGTCTTACTTTTAGGAGTTGCAATTGCTCTAGTTGCTGTAATGGTAATTATCGCAGCAGTTGGAATGCTCTTATTTGGTGTGGCACTTGTCTTAGTCGCTGCAATGGGTATTGTTGCCGCAGTTGGCTTGCTTTTGATGGGTGTTGCGTTAATGCTAATCATGGTTAGTGCAATGGTCGCAGCCGTTGGATTAATTCTCTTATCAGTTGCCTTATTGCTTATTGGTCCGATGTCACTAATTGCGGCAGTTGGTTTACTCCTTTTGGGAGTTGCCTTAGTTCTAGTGATGGCTATGGGCTTAGTTGCCGCAGTTGGTATTTTGCTCCTAGGAGTGGGTCTTACTTTAGTTTCTGCTATGGCAATGATTGCAGCAGTTGGTTTGATGTTGATGTCAGTTGCTTTAATGATGATTATGGTCACGGCTATGGTATCAGCAATCGGATTGATGCTTTTAGCTGTAGCTTTAGTCTTAGTTGGACCAATGGCAATGATAGCTGCTATTGGATTGATGTTATTAGCTGCTGCTGCGATTATGCTAGGTGCTGGATTAATGATAGTAGCTGCTGCGGCTATGGCTGTTTCTAGTGCCTTAGTAGCTGTTGGAGCTTCTGTAATGATTATGGCGTCTTTATTTATTGCAGCTGGTGCAATGATGGTTTCAGCAATCACTAGTGCAATGAGTGGAGTAGTAAGTGCCGTTAGAAGTGGAATTTCTAGTGCTGTAAATGCTGCTAGAAGTTTTGGAAATGCCTTGGTTTCTGTTGGTAGACAGTTAATTCAAGGTTTAGTAAATGGTATTAAATCCATGATTGGTGCTGCTGTTAGTGCAGTGCAAGGAGTAGCAAGTAAAGTAGTAAGTGCTGCTAAGAGCGTGCTCCATATTGGTTCTCCTTCAAGATTGTTTAGACAGTATGGTCGCTGGGTCGATCAAGGTTTAATCATTGGACTAAACAGAGACGCTGGTGCAGCTGCTGATGCTTCGGCAAGTATGGCGCAAGGAGTTGTAGACGCTGCTAGTGGTATGTCACCGACTTTAGACCCTATTGGATTAAGTGGTATAAATCCGGGAGATTTACTTGCTTCTGGATTTGATAGAGCGCTAGACGCAATCAGCAATGTTGCTGGTGCAATTACTGGACTTGATGGATCAAGAGCTAATATCGGCATTTTCGGTCAAGGTGCAGTTTCTTCTAGTTCAGTTGGTAGCGATACAGTAACATCTGGCTCAATTGCTCCAAGTTCAGTACTAACTAATAACAACAGTAGTAGCCAAACAGACAATAGTACTCAAGTTCAAATTGATAAAGGTGCTATTGTCATCAATGCTTCTGGTGATCCAGATGCAGACGTAGACAAGATTTTAGATAAAATCGATCAAAAGATTATTGATAGACGTAATAAAGCTCTAGGAGGTGGTTAATATGCCGGTCAACGGCTTTGGTGTTTATATCACTGATTACTCAACTAATAGAACGGTTGAATTGCCTGTAAACCCGTCAGAATTAACTTTAAAGTATGAAACTGATGATAAATCAGAAACTATTGTGAACTTAGGAGAGATTAACCGAGTAGGTAATATGAAATTGGTATCTCTTTCGATTGATAGTGTTTTTCCTAAAAAACATAGTTCTTGGATTAGTTCAGATAAGCTGTTAAAACCTGATGAATACATTAATTGGCTTAAAAATATTCAAGCTAATAAACATCATGTTCAATTAGTCGTCAGTTCCACCCAAATTAGTGTAACTATGACAATTTCTAGTTTTGAATATGGCTTTAAGAGTGGCTTTGCAGATGAATATGCTTATACTTTGAGCTTAAAGCAGTATAGAGAAGTTAAGTACCATAAAGTTAACGTCCCAGCCCCTCCAAAACCTAAACCAAGACCAGCTCCTCCTAAGAAGTTGGGCATTGGTTCAATTGTAATTGTAAATGGTCGGCTGCGCTTAGACAGTTATGGAAGTGCGCCGGGTGTATATGAAAATAATGTAAGAAGACGAATTACTTATTTAGCGCCTGGGCATCCTTTTCCAATTCATGTTGCTTTAGTGAATGGAGGACCTAGAGGTTGGGTTAGACAGAGTGAAGTGAGATTAGCATGATTACCAAACTTCAAATTCTAAAACACGATAATGGTGGCGCTAGAATTGGTGTCGAAATCAAGGACATGGTTAAAAATCTTAAGTGGGTAACTGACTTAAATTACTCTGCTGGAGAATTAACCTTTGATATTGTCAACGGTAAAGACCCGATAATCCCAGCAATGGGAGCAATTGTAGACTTTGCTTGGGACAATAAAGATATTTTCTGGGGTTTTGTATTTAGTGCAGAATGCACATCTGATACTACAGTGAGCGTTAAAGCTTATGACTTTGAAAGATATCTCAAAAGTGAGGGATCGGTTGTCTTTCAATCAGGAACGCTTGGAGATAGATATAGCAATGTTTGTCGCCGTTTCGGTGTGCCATTTCATATCAAAGAACAACCGACTTACAGAGTACCTGCGGAGGTTTGCGATGGTAAGACTGGCTTTGACATGATTAAGAGTGCGATAGATAAGACATACTCTGCTACTGGCGAGATGTACTGCATTGTTGCTAATCATATGTATATCGAACTTAGAAGAGCGCCTATTCCTACAAGAACTCTTTTAGTTATTGATACTCAAAACACGATGACTGATTACACTTACTCAGAAAGCATTGATAATGCTGCTAACGTGGTTCAGGTAGTTCAAAAGAATACTGATAACTCACAAACTAAGACAGCGACTGCTACTTCCGACACTGGAGATGATCCAGCTACCACAAGCTTTACGATTGCTTCTGCTAGAGGTAACACGATTAGAACTTGGGGTCAGATTGTTAAGGTAGTCAATGCCAAGAACAAAGCTAACTGGGCACAAATGGTTCAGCAAGCTAATGATGAATTGAAAAAGCGCAACGTTTCAGAAAGAAAGTTAACGCTTGACTGCATTGGCGATACTTCTTTAATTGCTGGCGCTGGGGCTAATGTCAAAATCAAAGACTTCGGTAAAACTTGGACTAATTGTCCTATTCTGAAAGCAACGCACAACTTCGGGACAGATTATACTTGTAGCTTAGAAATGAAAGTAGGTACCAAATGGCAGGAGAACAGCTTATAAAAATGTTGACGGAACGGGGCGGTAGTGACTCCGAGTATTCCGATGTTATCTATGGTCGTGTTATTAGTGTTTCTCCGTTAAGGGTGCAAATTTCTAACTCAATGATTATTGACGATAATTTCATTGTGTTAGGAAAGCACATAGGTAGCTTTTCAATGAGTGGTAGTTTGACGACTACAGAAGAAAAGAAAGGTAAAGACGGGGAAAAGCCTAAAACTGAAAAGACCACTAAGCCCGCTACTTTTACTTTTGATAACTCTTTAAGAGTGGGCGATAGAGTAACTATGATCCGTGCTGATGGTGGTCAACAATTCTACTTATTTGAGAGAGAGGGTGGTTAATTTGGATAATGAAGAAAATCAAAATCCGACACTAACCTTTCAAATTGCTAACGGAAGAATACGGAATAAGTTTGATGGCTTAGGTGCTATGGTTCAAGCTGTAGATAAAATCCTAAAAACAGAACGTTTTGTTTTTCCGATTTATACAGATCAATATGGCAACGATTTAAACGATTTACTTGGTAAAAACTTAGGTTATGCCAAAGTTGAGGCTGAGCGAATGGTCAAAGAAGCGTTGCTGGCTGATGAACGTGTAATCAAAGTCGATATCACTAATATCAACGAAACAAGTCCCAATACGTTAACTCTAACTGGAGAATGTCAAACGAGTTATGGAAATATACCAATAGAAAGCGAGGTAAGCATTAAGTGAGTCCAAATGAACTAATTACTGAATTTCAGAATAAAGATTATGACTACTTTTTAAGAAAAATGCTTGATGCTGTGCCTGATAACATTGATAAGCGTGAGGGTTCAATAATCTATGACGCTTTAGCTCCTGCTGCGTTAGTTATGGGGCAGCAATTCTTAGATATGGCTAATGTAATCAAAGAAACTTATATCAAAACAGCCTCTGGAGAGTTCCTAGACTATCGAGCAATTGAACATGGGACAAGTCGATATCCTGCTACTCAAACAGAAGCTAAAGCAAAAGTTTTAAATGATAAGAAAGAACCATTAGACAACGTTCAAGTAGGCGATAAGTTTGCCAGTATTGGCGACTCGCCTATTTTTTATGCTGTGACAAAGGTCAATGATGACTTGACTGTTGAATTAACAGCAGAAGTTAAAGGATCAAGCGCTAATAGTTATATCGGACAGATTTTACCTGTTACACCGAACGACTTGCTTTCATGGGCTGAAATTACAGAGATTACTGCTCCTGCAAGGGATGTAGAAAGTGACGATCACTTAAGAGCAAGATTGCTAAGCTCTCAAAGTTGGATTGCTTACGGTGGTAACGTGGCTGATTACTTAGACATGACAAGCAAGATTGATGAGGTTGGAGCTGCACAAATTTATCCGACTTGGAATGGTGGTGGGACTGTTAAAGTTGTTATCCTGAATAATAATTTAATGCCTGCTAGTGCTAGTTTAGTACAGAAAGTTAAAAATACACTTGACCCAGAAGATAAACAAGCAGAGGGTTATGGATTAGCTCCAATTGACCATGCTGTAACTGTGACTGCTCCTGAAGAATTAATTGTAAATGTTGATATTTCAGTAAAACTTGATGATACAAAAGTAACACGGTATGTGAAAGACAGCATTACTAAAGCAGTTGAGGGCTACTTCCAATCATTGAGAAAGGACTGGGCAGATATCAATCAAAAACTTGGTAGGAGTTATCAAGAAACCATATATCGTTCTAAGATCCTGTCTCAAGTTATGCTGACGGAAGGTGTGGTCAATGCTAAGCTTCCATCTTTAAACGGCAGGGACGCAGATATAGATTTAGTTTTTACTAATTCAAAGTCACAATTACCAGTAGTCGGGACGGTGACGATCAATGAACAATAAGTACGAACTTCTAAACTACATGCCTGATTATTATGAGGGCGTGTATGAGATGGAGGAGTTGCTTAAGTCTGAAAGTTTAACACTTAAGGATTTAGAAGATAGACATTTGCGGACATTACTAAATGAATTTGTTTCAACTGCTGATACAAAAGGTATTTCACTCTTTGAAAGTCAACTGGGTATAGTTCCAGATGAAAACGATACTTTAGAAATGCGCAGAAACAAGGTCTTGATGTATGTACTACCACCAAGACCGATAACAATTAGGTTTTTCAGAGATATGCTGAACAACGTTAATCTTCCAGTGAAAATTGATGTTAATTACGGTGCAAGGGCTGTTGTAGCAACTGCTAAATCAGCAGAAATGACAAGTAATCAGATAAATTACTTGAAATATCTGTTAAATGTTTACTTGCCAGCTAATCTCTTGTATCAAGTAAAGATTTTGCTAAACACTGCAAAGGTTTCTGATAATTTGAACTTGGGCATTGGTAACGTTGTAAAAGCAGCTAGCATAGCAAAAGCAAGTCCCAGCCAAGTGTTTAACTAGTGAGGTGATGAGATGTCAGAATATAATAAGACAATTTTAACTAACGAAGGTATCGACTTAGCCCGTAGAGCTAACAAAGGTACAGCAACTTTTTCTTTAACGAGAGGTGTTTCATCAACTGATAACTTATCAGGAAAGACTGTTGAAGAACTTCAAAACTTAACTAAGCTACCAAGTATTCAGCAATCAGTGAAGTTGAGTGATGTAGGAGATACGTCTGATAATTCAGATACTGTTTTAGGTGTTAGAATGACCTTTGATAACCAGAATTTGAAGACTGGTTATAATGTGCATACTGTTGGTATTTATGCAAAAGAACCAGATAAAAATGAAATTCTTTACGGTATAGCTACTGCAAAAACGCCAGAATACATTCCAGACTTTGGGGAGCAAACTTTATTTAAGTTTGATTTTTTGATGTATCTAGTAATTGGTAGAACTGATAAGGTAACTGTTGAAGTTAGTCCGGATGATGTTTATCGTAAAAAGGAAGTGTATAGCAAGTCCGAGGTTGATACAGCTGTAGCAAAACTTGATAAAAAAGACGCTGAAATCGTTAAGAGCTTAAACGATTATAAATTGGAGAACTCTACTTATCACACAAACTTTGAGAAAAGCGTAACTGATAGGCTGGGTACTAAAGCTGATAAAACTACTGTAGAACAGCAACTTGGAACAAAGGCTGATAAATCAAATACTTACACCAAAGATGAAGTGAATAGTAAAGTAGCTCCTAAGGCAGACAAAGACTATGTAGACAGCGAATTAAACAAGAAAGCCGATAAAGCTACTACTTACACCAAGACAGAAGTTGATAATAAAATCGCTGGTCAGGTTAAGTCGGTAAATGGGCACACTGCTAATGCCAGTGGTGCAGTAACCTTACCAACTTTAACAGCTAATGTGCTTACTGGCTATGATGTAAAGAATAAGGCTGCTACTTTTGATAACAACGCTCATTTTGACGCAAATGGGCTTTTTTCAAGATGGCTTGTAGATCAAGGCGTTATCGGACAACTTGCTGATGCAATTAATGCAAAGTTACCCATTGAAGCAGGAGATCCTAATGGAGACTTGTTAGATCATGCTGGTAATAAGATTGAATATTGGAACGGTAATGGTGATGGTGTCAAGAACTTGCCACCAATGAACAATAAGAAATGGTTCTTTGCAGTCAAACTATTCGATCCGGGTTGGGGTTCAGTTACTGTTGTAGATCAAGACGGTAGTTATTGGTTGAATACTAAGAATGGCGATATTTGGACTGGTTGGCGTTCAGTAGTCACGAATGAACATCTTAAAAAGTTGAAATTTGTAAAGCAATCATTAGATCAAAACGGTAATATTTTCCAAGATACTAAGTTTGTAACTCAAGAGGCAGACGGAACATATAAGATTAACATTTTTGATAGCGACTGGACTGCTAATAAGGTTTCATGGCTGTTAAATAATACCAAGTCTTACAGCATTCAAAATAATACTGATTTGAATAACGTTAAGAATACGGGGTTCTATAATGCGGCAGGTACTTCCGGATTAAAAAATTCTCCTGTGTCAGCTTGGTTTAGTATGTCCGTAAATGCCAATCAATGGAACGGCCAACAAACTCTGTATGATACAAATAGTGGTCAATTATATGTGAGAACGTGGAATTCAACTAGATTTACAGATTGGCAAAGAATAGCTAATGCCGGAGATTTAACTAATCAAAGTATTACGTCAATTACTGACTATGATGTAGCTTTCGAAGGCTGGCATAACACACAAGTTGGAAAATTTGATCCATCAGGACACTTTGCTAATTTATTAGTTGATGCTGGAGCTTTGAAGCCGATAGCAGAGGCAATCAATAACCTGAATACCAATTTAACAACTATGCGAACTGAGTTAATGAACTTGAAGAAGAGAACTGATTACAATACTCCTCAAGGAGAGTTCAATAATACCACTGTAAATCTTAATAACTTAAGAAGCACAGGAATGTATCGTCTTTCAAATTGTCATGTTCAAAGTGGACCATATCCAACCGATAATGCGCACTGGGTTTACGTTAAAGTGACAGTATTTGATGCTAATACTGTGTATCAAACACTTTACGAAGGCGACAATATGTATGGACGAAAGTCTTATAGCCCGACAAATTGGGATCAATGGCATCAATATTTGAATAAAACTGTTTAATCCTTAGTTAAACTAAGAATTTTTTTATGGAGGAAAATTATGGAAGCAGAAAACTTTTTAGATTTATTAAAACAAGTCGTTGCTGATGGAAAAATCAGCTTTTATTACTTCTCTGATCCAACTAGTCCAATTACAGCTCTTCATCACTTGGAAATTCCTTATCCAGGAGAGCTTAGTCCTGTAGACTTGCCTTACCGCTGGCATGCAGAAAAGCCTAGTGAGGATTTAATTGATGCAGTTTGGGACGATGACTCTCATAGTTGGATTGAAAACAGTGATAAATCTCAGCCAGCTTTAATTGCTAAGTTGCAAGCAAGTAATGCAGCTATGCAAAAGAAAATGGAAAACTACGAAGCAGCTAAGATTAAAGATGCTCAAAATAATGATAAAATCGTTCAAGCTTTAAGTGGCGTACAAAAGGGACAAGCACAAACTACAGCAGTTCTTGCTCAACTTGTGCCAATGGTGCAGCAACTTTCCAAGTCAGTAAACACGACAGACACATCAGACAAACCAAATGCAGCTGATGAAACTAAGAAAAAAGAAGGTGCTGAATAATGTTTGATTTTGATTTCAGTTCTATCTATTCAAACCTTGAAAGTTTATGTAAATCATCTCTAGACAATGGGTATTTCACAGACAACACAATTGCGGGATTTGTTCAGCAAGGAACATTTGATGCAGATGGATATAAGAGAATTACGGGTGATGATTATGTTGCAGGAGATCAAAATACTGTGGCAAACGGCTAGACTTAATTTACTTCATTTGATTTTGGGAAGTTTGCTTACAGCTTTTGGAATTGTTCTTTTAGTGAACGATTCCTTTTTTTATTGGCCGCCAGAATGGCAATGGCTCTTCAATAACGATCTAGTCGATGCTTTTGCAATTATGGTCGGAATTGGCTTGATTGCATTTGTTTTTTCGGGTGGAAAAAGTCAGCTGGCTAATGCTGTGTTATTAGCTTGCTCAGCATTCTTTTTGATGATGCTAACAGTTTTGCAACTGGGGCATGTTTTGGTCATGCATGACTATAGCAGATTGCTTTCAATTATTGCACTAATCGGGTGGCTACTAGTAATCCAATATTTAGCAGTATTTTCTAAGACAGTGAAACGACGAAAGTAGGTGATAAGAAGTGCAAGACTGGGCTAATTTAATCCGTGAAATAGCACTTCTTTTTTCTGGTTTTGTTGCAGGACTTACTGCTTGGAACGCTTTACGCAAAACAAGTCATGAAGTTTCAAAAGATGATAAAGAAGAACTGAGGGCTGACCGTGACTTATATAGAAATCGGTGGCTTGAAAGTGAGAAAGCATTTGATAAAATTGATGCAGAAAATGACAAGTTGCGCAAGAAGGTTAAACGGTTAGAAAACACGATAGATGATTTTAAAGAAAAAGAGGACAAAAAATGAATGCAGGTTTAATTGCTGATTCAGTTATCGTTGTTTTATCAGTAGCGGTAACAATAATTTTTTATGTTTATTCAAAAAATAAGATTGCTATTGATAAGAAAGCTATGCAAGGCGATGCACTAGCTAAAGCTGAAAAAATGATTGCTAATTCAGCAAAGGCAATCGTATATCAAACTGAAAAAGAGGGCGGTTCAGGTAAGGACAAGCTGTTAGCAGCTTTTAATTACTTAATCGCTATTTTAGATTTGGCACACTTACCGCATCCCTCAACAGCTTATATCAAAGGCGAGATTGAGAAGTCGGTTACTACGATGAAGCAAACGAAAAACTTTGTTGATAGTATGCAAACACTGACTAAGGAAGACGATGCAGCCAAACAATTGGAAAGTAAGACCATTGTTGGTGAATTGAAAGAAGTAAAGAAGTAGGAGGTAACTATGGTTGAAGTAGCTAAAAGAAGTTACGGTGTAGATGTATCAAGTCATAACAACGGCAATTATTCCGGATCGAAATTTGCCGTTGTTAAAGTGTCAGAGGGCTTAGATTATCGTAATCCTAAAGCACAATCTCAAGTATCTACTGCAAGAGCTAATAGTATGTTGCCAATGGCTTATCACTATGCGAGGTTTAGTGGCAATAGTAACGTAGCAATTCAAGAAGGTAACTATGCAGTTACTTCTGCAAAAGCTGTTGGTCTTGAGGCAGGTACTTACTTAGCTTGTGACTATGAACAAGGAAGTGGAAACGAAACTAGAGGAGATCGTGAAACTAATACGACTGCTATCTTATCTTTCTTAGATACTATTGTGGGTGCTGGTTATAAGCCTTTACTATACTCAGGCGCTTATCTTATGAGAGACAAAATTAATACTTCTAGAATTTTAGCCAAGTATCCTAATTGTTTGTGGGTAGCAGCATATCCATCAGGTAATGGTACTGCGGTAAGTGAACCAAACTTTGGCTACTTTCCATCAATGAACGGAGTAGCAATTTGGCAATTTACCGATAACTGGCGTGGGTTAAATGTTGACGGAAACATCAGCTTGATTGATCTAAAAAATGATAGCAAACCAGTAGCTCAGCCATCTGTTGCACAATCAGCATCAGAAAAAACATGGACTGATGTACAAGGTATGACTTGGCATGAAGAACATGGTACTTTCATCACTGGTGGATCGATTAATCTTCGCTGGGGCGCTAATACGCAAAGCACACTGATTACCACCTTACCAGCAGGTTCAGAAGTTAAATACAATGCTTGGGCTAGAGATAGTGCTGGGCGTGTATGGTTACAGCAACCGAGAGAAAATGGTAAGAATGGCTATTTAGTTGGTCGTGTCGGCAGTGAGCCGTGGGGAACTTTCAAATAATTTAATATAATTCAAAAGCCGCTCTGGAGATGTTTCTCTGGAGCGGCTTTTTGCATACAACAAATTTTCTATTATTTTAACTATGTTTTCTTGTTACAATTTTACTTACAATATGTTATACTTAACTTGCAACAAGTTAGGAATTCTAAAATTCAATGAACTCAAAAAGCATTACCTGATCGCTACAAAAGGTAATGCTTTTTTTATCGCTTGACGCAACCTATCAAACGTTGAGGGTGGAAATGCGACTATTTATGTTTTTTGTTGTTACGCCGATCATCCAGCCAGTGATCGAATAGTGATTTCACCATTCCCACAAGAATTGGAGCTACAACTAAAGTTAGAAATTCCTTCAACGAACTCACCTCCTTTCAAGGGGAGGCAATAGTCGCTGAAATAATTATAACAAAATTAGATGTATAATATGTGTAGAAAATGAAACTATAAGTAATTATCAACTGACCCCCGCTGTGACCCCCAAACTTAAAATAGAATAAATTCAAATAAAAGAAAAAGTGCCATATCTCAGGCACTTAAAAACATAGAAAATTACATAAAATCAAACGATTTGGTCTTCTAAACCGTGGGTCGTGAGTTCGAATCTCACCCAAATCACTGATATGACGCTCCGTATGGGGCGTCTTTTTTTGTGCAATTTTTCTTCTTTTTGATATAGACCAATTATAAATAAAACTTCTTGACCAATTTTTAATATAGGGTTATTATTGCTCATATGACAACAAATAAAAGATAGTCCATTTATTTAAAATGAACTATACCAAAGGAGAAAAATGTATGTGTGGAATTGTTGGTGTTGTTGGAAAACCTGCAAGAGATATTATTTTAAATGGTCTGACTAACTTAGAGTATCGTGGTTACGATTCAGCAGGTATGTATTTAAATGATCTTAATGGCAATGAATATTTAACTAAGGCAGTTGGTAGAATTTCTAACTTAAAAGAAAAGTTAACTCCAGATGAACAAGGCTTAGTTGGAATTGGTCATACTCGCTGGGCAACTCATGGTAAGCCAACAGTTGATAATGCTCACCCTCATTTTGATGAAACTAAGCGTTTTTACTTGGTTCATAATGGTGTAATTGAAAATTATGTGGAGTTAAAAGAAAAATATTTACAAGGTGTTAAGTTCCATTCAAATACTGATACTGAAGTGGTTGTTCAATTAATTGGTAAAATTGCACGTGAAAAGAATTTAGACGGTTTTTCTGCATTTAAAGAAGCTTTGAAGTTAGTGAAGGGCTCATACGCTTTTCTTTTGGTTGATAATACTGAACCAGACCATGTTTTTATTGCAAAAAATAAGTCACCAATGATGCTCGGTCTTGGAGATGGATTTAATATTATTGCTTCTGATGCAATCTCTGTTTTAGATCAAACTAAGACTTTTGTTGATTTACAAGATGGTGACGTAGGTGACATTACCAAGGATTCTTACACAATTGAAACTGTTGACGGTAAAAAAGTTGAACGTAAACCTCACGTATTAGATATTGATCCAAATGCTGCTTCAAAAGGCACCTATGAATTCTATATGCTAAAAGAAATCGATGAGCAACCAAGCGTTATGCGTAAAATTTCTCAAACTTATTTTGATGAAAATGGTGACGTTAAGGTTGAGCCTCAAATCATTGATGCTCTTTCTAAAGCAGATCGAATTTACATTTATGCAGCAGGTACTAGTTACCATGCTGGATTAGTAGGAAAGACGCTTTTAGAACACTACACAGGTATTCCAACAGAGGTTGGTTTAGCTTCAGAAGCTGGCTATCATTTCCCAATGCTGAGTAAAAAGCCATTCTTTATTTTTCTAACTCAATCTGGTGAAACTGCTGATTCACGCGTTGTTTTAAAAGAAGTTAATAAGCGTAATATTCCAAGTTTAACCATTACTAACGTAGAGGGTTCAACTTTATCAAGAGAAGCAGACTACACTATGCTGCTCGAAGCAGGTCCTGAAATTGCCGTTGCATCTACTAAAGCTTATACTGCTCAAATTGCTGTTCAAGCAGTGCTTGCTAAAGCTTTGGGTGAAGCACTTAATAATCAAGATGCAAAAGACTGGAACTTAAAGCATGATTTAGCCATTGCAGCTGAAGGGATGCAACAGCTTGTTGACAGCAAGGAAAGTTTAAAAGAAATTGCTGACAAGTACTTAATTAAGTCACGCAATGCCTTCTATATTGGACGCGGAATTAACTATGCTGTTGCCTTAGAAGGAGCATTGAAGCTTAAGGAAGTTTCATACATTCAAACTGAAGGTTTTGCTGCAGCTGAATTAAAGCATGGAACTATTTCTCTTATAGAAAAAGGCACTCCAGTTATTGCTTTAATTAATGATCCAGCAACTGCCGATTTAACTCGTGGTAACATTCAAGAAGTTGTTTCTCGCGGAGCTAATATTATTACAATTGTTGGTAAGGACTTCGCTAGAGAGGGCGATGATGTGGTATTACCAGAAATTAACTACTATATGTCTGCGCTTTTAACTGTTGTACCGGCACAGCTGCTTGCATATTATGCTTCTAAAGATAAGGGATTAGACGTTGATAAGCCACGTAACTTAGCTAAGAGTGTGACTGTTGAATAAAATTTAAATAAGTTAGTAAAATAGCGAATTAGTGATCTTGAAAGTGACTAATTTGCTATTTTTAATTGAATGTTTTTTCGAAAATATGAGCTTTTGATTTAAAATAAGGATAGTTAATAATCAGTGAGGATACTTATGCTATCAAAAATATCAATTTTACTTACAAATCACCAGCTTACATTAAAAGATATTTCTCAAAATCAACATTTGGCAGAACAAGATTTAAGAAAAGCACTCGACGAAAATCCTGATAATTGGTCCAGTTCGGTCTTATCAGCTTTGTCGTCATCTTTGAATATGCGACCTGGAGATTTATTAGAATTACTTGATCCGGTTTATTCTTTAAAGATTAATGATCATAGCCAAATGATTCAAGGAATCTATATTGAAGATCCTGAAATTTATGAACAAATTCGCTTTGTGGTAGAAAGTGAGCATTTAGAAGGTTGGCAACCTGATGAAGAGGATATTTTAAGATTGCTTGATGAAGCACTTAATCCATCTCCTACATTCCAAACTGAAATAAGTCAGATCTGGGGTGGGGAAGATGATTGA